ATTGCCAGCCGTAGAAACGGCCGGCTTGATTGCTTGCTATGCGTCCTCAAAGAATCAGTTCGATCAGTTCTCCTTCGTAAATCCACGCCCATGATAACGCCCCTTCGATGGACTTGATAATTTCGTCAGCCTCCTTAACGCTGTCCGCTTGTATAATTTTATATTCCGATGCGAAGGTGTATAAATACTTTTTCATAATGCTTCGATGTTGTTGAATGGCAGGAAGTAGTCAGGGACTAACAAGCCTGCAAATGTTGTTTTTATTTTTTCATCAAGTTGCTCGTAGGCTTCGCTGTTGATGGCTATCTTTCGCGGTGACCGGTAAAACTTTAAGATGTAGCCACCGATTAACTGATGGATTTGTTGTTCAATTGTCATCTAATAGCTCTTTATAGGTTATTAATAGGCCACCGACAAGCAGGATGCACATTGGTACTATTAAATGCATAAGCCTAAGATTACCAGCACAGCGGCTGCGATGAGTAAAGCAATGTCGCGCTTGGTCGGGTTGTATTCAGGTTCAACCTCAAATTTCCATTGGATGTTTTCGTTCTTTTTCATTGTGTGTTATTTTTATAAATGTACGAAATGTTTTTTAATTCTATGAAATTTATTTTTCTGGCCCCACGAACATTACCTCTTCCCCCTTTATAATCATGTCTATCAGCATCTCCACAACTTCCCTTTGCGCAGGGTTGAGCAAGCGGATGCGGTCGCTGATAGCCTCCACTATCAAAACATCACTTTGCAGCTCTTCGCGGATCGCATTGCGCACATCATCGGGGAAGTGGATGGAAGCCTGAAAATCGTTAAGTATGTAGTCCAGGCGAGTAATGTAATTTCGAAGGATGGGCTTGCTTAACGCCCTGTTGAAGTCATGCCCGAATTCTTTTGCTATTTTTATGTGGTGCAGGAATGCCACTAAAGAGGTTGCTTTCATCAGAATTTATAATAAGGATCGTGTTCAAAATACTTTGAACTTTCGCGCTTGTCTACGATGGCCTTGTTGCTGCAAGTGATACAGATATCGCGCTTGTTGTCGCTTTTGCCGTAATAACTTGCAAGGGACCGGTCTATCTTGCACACTATACAAACCTTAGTCGCTCCGTTGTATTTTCGGCTATTGCGCTCATGTGCTACACAGTCGTAGCAAGTAGATGAATAGCCATCTTTGTTTTGTGGAGCCACTTGATAGCGTTCGTAATCTTTTAATTTATTACAGCGTATGCAGGTTTTCATTTCATTCGTTTTATTTCGTTGTCAATAATTACCGCCAGCACCAGCACGCCTACGAAGGCGGCCAGTGCTAACAAAAAGCTAATTTTCAGCATGGATTCGTTGTTTTAGGCGTTCGATCTTCGCTTGCTTTATTTTCTCAATGCCGTTGCTTACATCAAATAAATAGGCCATTTGTTCCAACATAATAAAACAATCGGCTATTTCCTCGCGGATGGCTTCCTGATTCTCCGCGCCAAGTAAGTTTTTGCTCAACTCTTTTTGAAGCTCGCTCATTTCCTCAATGGCTTTTACCATTTGTTTGTCAGCTCCGAAATGGGTGGTTGCAAGGTCGCAATAGTTATTCCCCATGCTTGCGCGCTTGAGGTATAATGCGGCATCCAATAGTTCCTCGTACAAATGTTGATGCCAGTCGGCAGGTGATAGGTCGGTTCTATCTACGGTGGTGCCGTACTTAATAAATCCAGCGGCTTCACGTTGCGCAAGGTCGCGCGCTACGGCTTCTAAGGTTTTACTCATGGTTTTTAAGTTGTGAAGTGATTAATTCGATTTCTGAAATATAGTCGTGGTTTGCCTCGATAAATACGTCATAATCGCCCTCTTCGTTCTTTTGGCGAAGGCTTCTTATTACATCCTTGTGCTTGCTGATTTCAGCGTTAAGGATTTCGAGCAATTCCTCGACAAAGGTTTCTTTGATTTCAATTTGCATGGCGAAAGTTTTTACCGGTGTGTGTAGTGTTTTTTGCGTTAGCGATGGCTTCGCGCTCATTGCGAGCCTTAATGTAGATGGTGTTGGTGCCGCCAATTTTGCGGTCGTACACGATGGCGTAGATTTGTGTGGGTTGTGCTTGTTTCATTGTGTGTGGGTTTTATTGTGTGAAAAATTGCAGTTGATAGGATGCTGCGCCCCTTGGGTATTAATTAATAAAATATCTTTTTATCATTTAAAATATAATATCCTTTAATACTAAATATTGATTGCTCTTTAAATTTATTAGCAAACCATTTTTTAACGGTTAAATATCCATCTTTAAATTCAACTACTGATTTTGGCATCCACATGGATTTACTGTAACAAATTGTATTTCTTGATCCAACTGGTGTCATTTCAAAATCGATTTTAATTGCCTTTTCAGTAATATTAGATACTATTCCATTAATTACAGTGATTGCTGAAACTGAGAAGATAACTTGATCGTTGTTGTTAATTGTGTGTGTCATTATTTGTGTGTTTGATGACTCAAAGATAGTTCTTTTTATATCACTACAAAATTATTTTTACCCATTTATAAAAAACTACTTAAATAAGTAAACCCCATCCATAGACATGGACAGGGTTAACGACTGCTTACATGAGAAAAAAACAACGAAAAAACCGGTATCTCGGCAGTCGATCCTTCTCTAACCTTCATTTGTTGAAATAGCCCCTTGTTCAGGCAGCACTATCTTTCGCACATTCCAGGGCATCATAGCGTACGCTGGCCTTCGAGGTTTGTACAGCCTTGTTTTGTCTATCCGCACAATTGAAACCGAATTACCCTGGTTACCACCAAGCACATGATAAAAGTACTTGTCCTCTCCTACATACAGCCCCACATGACCACCGCCATTGCGCTTAAAAGTCAGCACATCGCCAAGCATCGGATCCACTACTCCAACGCCCCAGTCCGCCCATGATAACGCCCAAAGGGGATTCTTAACGGGGATTCTTTCCGCTCGCTTCATGATAATAGCCATAAATAGCCCGCACCAAGGAATCTCGTCCGCGTTATATTGCGTGAGGCCAAGCTCTTGCGCCCATCCCATTATAACGGGGTTGTGCTTAGTTCCTGCAATTTCCTTAACGCCTATCAGTTCCACGGCCTTCAATAGATGGCGCGGGGACGGTTCGAGGGTGAGCCATTCGTAGTTCATTTAAACACTTTATTATAAAAGAAATTAAACGATAGATTCCAAACCACGCCAATATAAACAAAAGGCAGCCATCCATTGCCGTTATATAACACCACCGCACCGGCCAACGATATGATCATGCAAGACTTTGCGAGGTGCCATGCATCCACTGGGTAGAATCCGATGCGCTGACAGTATTTCCAAGATTCGCGCTTGTACCAAAATCGCGCGTTCCAATGTCTGAACTTGCTTGAGTAATAACGCTCATGTTCAACCGTATCCATGAAGGCGTTGAAGATGGCAGCAATGGCAATTAGTAGGTAGCTCATTTTGGCTTCTTTCCAAAGATGAACATAGAAAGTAAGCTCAACACCCCTGGAATGAATAACACAATGGCCAGGGTTTCAAGATTGCGGCCAAGTTGTCCGTTAGTGGTGTTTTCGCTCCAAGCGTACAATATCCCTGCAAGGATGGCAAGGGTGATACCGGCAATAAATGCGTGAAATTCGTTGTATTTCATATTAGTCGTTTAATAATAAAATAAATCGCAGTGCATAAGGCAAGGATTAAAAACCACTTGCGCCAATTGTTCTTAGTTGCAGTCATGTCCGCAAGTTCGCGCTGTGCAATAGCCAGCTTTCCATTTAGAGCCACTATGCGCGCGCTGTCTACTATGGTAGTTTGTATTGTAGTGGTCGTTGAAATGCAGGGCTTTATTTTGCCCTTTATGACCTTGTAAAGCGTGTCGTGTGTTTCGATGAACATGGAATCTATCAGCGCAATTAGTTCCGTGTTTATTGTGGTGTCATGTATGTAGCTTGTATCATGGGTAATGATGGGCGGAAATTTATCCGCGCAATAGGTCGCGGCATCGATAGGGTGAGCGTCGAGCCACTGGGTAACCTTGCTTTGTGTGGTGCAACTTGCAAGTAATATGATGAACAGGTATTTCATTTCTTGAAGAGGTTAGTAACCTGCTCACCAAATACCGTACCACTCACCCAAATCAACATATAATATAACTGATCGGCTATCGTTGGGCTAAGTGCTTTACCTGTTACCAGGTTTGTAATGCAGTGAGCAATAAACATGAGCAACAATACAAACATTACCACGCGCTTACTCGATAGGCTGCCGTTGATGTCGGTGAGAATTTGCTTCATGGCCGGTCCTGTTTATTTTGGAGCTGTATTTGAATTTTCTCTAACTTGGAAAATATTGTGTCGAGTTTTTCTTCTATCCTGTTATCTTGGTTAATAGTATTGTCCAACTGCTTTTCAAGGCTCATCAATTTAATTTCAACTTCTTTAAGTTTAGTCTGAGTGTTCACCCACACCGCTACTATTCCACCAAGTAGTGACAGCACCGAAATAACCTGCGACAGCTCCATGTTTTAAATTCCTATTAGTTTAATAAATATTGGATAGTATTCATCCGTTTCTATTTGTTCAAACAATTCAACAATATTAGCCTCACCCCAGAATGGCTTCGTATCCACCTCTTTTTCCGCCATTAACAGGTCTTCATGGTCTTTGTTAAAAGCGAAGATATTTTCAGGCAACAATACCACGCTGTTATCTTTCTCCTCTCCATACTTCTTGTAAAGCTCAAGGCGTTGCTCCTCATAGGTTTTATTTTCCTCAGCAGTCATTTTGCTAATCCGATGCAGGAAAATTTTCATCTTCATGCTCATTTTCTGAGCAATAAGTCCCTTGCTGTGGTCTTTGATTCCGTTTAGTTCATAGTGTAACCCAACAAGATCGTGCAGTTTCAAATTCATGGTCGTAAAATTAATAGTTAAAGAAAGTTTTTCCGTCGTGTTTTCACGTTAAAATTAGCGTTTTTTCACCACTGTTTTTTCTCATCCTTGAACGCTTCCTCAAAGTGGCCTGTGTCTATTTTTTCAATCAACCAATAGAGCCACTTTCCCGCTGTTGTTAAGCGGTTGCGGTTCTGATACATTACGCTGCTGATAGTTTCATCGGGGTTGCCGAATACCTCCGCTTTAACGATAAGCCGGTTGAACATATAAGCGCAAATAACGTTCCCCATTTGGTCGATAGAGTAAGCTATCACATACAAAAATATGTACACCCGTTTCGACTTTATGCAAGTCCAAACAAAACCGATGGGGAACAAAACTATTGCCAGCGCTATCGACACCAGCAATAGTAATATGTTGGATAATAGCTTACCCATTGATAGTGTCAATGAATGATTTCCCTTGCGCTATCATGTCATCCGCTACCGCCCAATTTGCATCACGAATGGCGTTAATTTGCGTTGCTGCGCTTATCCACTCTTCATTACCTGACTGCACACCAGCTGCAAGCTGTGGCGCGAGCAAGTCCATCATCTCGCTGTTCACGCGGTTGTACTGCCCTTCTGGCTTAAGCGATAAAGTTTGGAACACACTCACGAACATGGCCACATCGATGTCAATGGCAACCGTATCATCGTCAAGCGTTCCATTGGTCGCGCTTGCAATGGCGTTGTTAGTGGTTTGCGAATAAAAGGCTGCGTTATTCTTCAAGTCCGCAGCGATAAGGTAAAAGTGCTTTGATTTGAGGCTAATGTTTATCATATTTATACAATGTTTATTACTCCTGAATTGTTCCAAAGCGCACCCGTTGGAAGCCCAGCGGATGAAGTAGGAAGGTTACCGAAAACTATTTTCCCGTTGGTTGTTTCAATTGCTCTAAAATCAGCAGCCGCAGTAAGTGTTGGGTTAACGTATAAACCACGAGTGATGCCGTTTGCACCTCCTGTTTGGTTGATGGTGGATTGAAGTTCTAATCCAAAATATGTTGATGTTCCTGATGTTGGAGCAAATGATGTATCAGTTATTAAAACATTTCTACAAATCCCTGATGTCCTTGTCCAACCTGCTCCACCCCCTGCTTGAAATTCAACTCTTGAATTATCCAAAGCATTAATTCCTGCACCTGCAACACCATAAAATTTCAAAGTTCTATTCGCGCCTTCAACACCTACTCCAACACCTGACCAACTGGGTGTTCCCGTAGTTATTATTTCAAAACTTCCTAACAATGCTACTCTTGTTGATGAATTAACACCAGCAAGAATACTACCATTATATGTATCAGTTGAATTTACAGAAAGTGTTTTATCGTTTCTTACTTTTAGTATTTCAACTGATGAGCTATTCTGCACCACCAGCGCATTAGTCGCACTTGTATTGCCACCTCCCACAATAAGACTACTGCCCCCCGTCACTCTCAGCGCGCCAGCAGTCGCTCCTGTGCCATTGATGTCGAGGCGGTAGCCTGCGTCGGTAAAGGTGCCTCCGTTTTGGAGAACCATATTACCACTACCGAAAAGCTGCATTTTATAAGTCGCAGTATCAGTTCCATTTGCAGTTGTAAACATTCCAAACAACGCACCCTGTGCTGTGTCTGTCCAATTCTCACTTGCTAATGCAGCAATACCTGCCCTTGAGCCTGCACCGAAACCTGTTGCTCCGTAACCCCTAAAACCAAACACCCCAATAGTATCACCATTAAGTAAAGCAGTTGGACTTGCAGCCGAACCTCTTGCCCTTCTTGCTAAAATGACAGGAGCAGATGCCGCTGAAATAGAAACAAACCTATCTATGTAAACACCTTCTTCTGCGCCTTCTGCTCTTACTTGTATCTTTGTTACAGGAGCATTCGTCCCAATCCCCAGCCTTCCAGTAGCATTATCCCAAAAGAGATTACTACTCCCCCCCACCGCACTGGTTCCAGTCCAATAGGTCACTTGCCCCGCTGTGCCGCTGCCTGAGATGCCGCCGCCTCCGCTTGCACTAATCGTACCACTACTGATTGTTATGTTTGTTCCTGCCGTTAATACTGACCCATCAGCAGCAAGTACTTGAGCAGATGTGCCACCGCTTTTTACAAATGAACCGCCATTGATTGAACCTGTGAAATAGTTTGCAGTTGTTGCAGTATTGCCAAAAGTAGCAGTATTGCTACCATTACCAACTGCGTTTTGTCCTATCACTATCTGATTGGTTTGCCCATCAGCATTTGCCTTTGAATCCCTACCAATAAACACACTATTTGTTGCAGTTGTGTTGGGTGTTGAACCTCCCGTGATATGACTACCTGCATTATAACCGATTGCAGTATTACTTGAACCAGTTGTGATATGTTGCAAAGTATCAAGACCGACTGCAACATTGGTACTGCCTGTTGTATTGGATAGCAAAGCGTTTAAACCTAAAGCAGTATTCTGACCGCCCGTAGTATTGCTGAATAAAGATGATTGACCTACTGCGGTATTATATTGCCCCGTTGTAGTATTCCTTAATGATTCGTAACCAACTGCGGTATTGAAGTTACCAGTGGTTGCAGTTAACAAAGTAGAATGACCTAACGCAGTATTGTTAACTAAAGAGTTATTCCCTTTGCCAATTGTTAAACCTTGAACAAATAAATCATGCGCTCCAAGATTAACTGATTGCGTTGCTCCGGTGTAGGGTACCAAACTATTGACATAAGCCGCGCTAACTGTATTAAACACGTACTTTGTACCGGCCGAAAAATTAACCGCACTTCCTGCATTGCTTGAGGCTTCAATGCTTGTCCGGGTAAGTACACCACTTGCAACGATTCCCTCTCCAACTTCCCACTCCGTTTCCGTTGCATTAACAATGCAATATTTGTAAGTTCCGTTGCTAAAAGTTTTGTATCCGACAACAGCACCGGCCAAAGTAAAAGTACTTGTGCCGGTTGAAATGGAAGTTTCCTTTATTCTATCTAAGAAATTCATATTAAGGGATTAAAAGAGTATTAACTACGTTTGCAACTATCGGAGCCATCAATGTATAGCCATACGTTGTAGGATGTACGCCATCCGCAAAAAGTGTTGTATTAGTTGCCGATGAGTCAGGCCCAAAAGTTGTATCAGCTGCAAAATCGACAAGCGCATCGTAAAAGCTATTGTCACCACGTATCAAACCAGCTGCCACAGCTCTTCTTGATGCATAATTCGGCCGGTCGCAGGCAAGTGGAGTACAAGCTACTACCTTCCATCCTGCTGCTCTACGTGCTAAACAATATGTTTTTAAATTATTGTAAAAAGTTGTTCCATCAATTCCAGTCATATCGTTTGTGCCAATAAGCACGTGTAAAATATTTTTTGAAAAACCGTTGCTTAAATATGCATCAATTGTGGAAGCCCTTGCTGTCAATGTACTTACTTGAGCTCCTACAGTAGCCTTGTTTTCTGAAAGTACTGATTCATTTAATTGCCTGTTTGCCATGCGAGGGTAAAGTCCATTAGAACCTACTGTGCTAATACTATCACCTTCCCACATAATAAAATTATTTGCCCTTGTCATAGACAAACCTCTCAAAATAAGCAGGTTATTTAAGGCTGAATATTGATCATTGATTTGACTTTGATTATGTGCAGCCGAAAAAATAGCAGCATAATAAACTTTGCCCTTAAATCCTCTACCACCCACAAGCGGATTATCACCCATCAAAATTTTATTCAAAGATTGAATACCCAAGGAATAAGTAGTTTCAGCAAATAAAACTTTATCAATGTAAAATTTTACACTTGTGCCATCATAGGTACCGCATAAGTGATGAATCTTACCATCAGCAATAAAATTAGTCAAACATCTTGCAGTGATATTACCAAATGTAAACGATGGAGTGAATGAAGTGTCAGCAGTTGTACCAGGCCCTATAATGAACTGCAAAGTATTATCACCAAAAGGCGTATTTAAAAAATATCCCTGTTCTGAAGATGTATCAAAAAGTTCTATTAAAACATGAACAGAAATATTAGTTAATGACCTTGTAACTTGACTTTGTCCATGCAAAAACTGATTAATAGCATTTAGTTCAATATTATTTGCTTGCCATATTGGGTCATAAGCAACTTCAGGCGTTCCCTCAAAACCAAATACTAAATCAAAATCAGGGCTTTTATATGTTGTTAATGATGTGCCTGTATTAATTTTTAACCCATCAATCAAAATATCGAGCGCATTTCCTGCTGTATCGTTTCTTATTGCTATGTTAGTAGATGAACCCGTAGAAGTAAATGTTTGGTTCACCTGAGTCCATGAAGTAGTAACTGTTTTATCAGTTGATAGTGTACCTGTTGGCCCTTCAAATCTGATAGCTTGTGAACTACCATTATTTGACTTAACCCATAAACTTAAAGTATATTGCCCTGCTGGTATTGTTATTGCTTTTCTTAATCCTGGAACCTCTCCAAGTGCAGGAACAAAAGCACCTGCTAAAGTTTGCATTCTTGATGCTGTAGTATTGCCAAGTCTATTTACTCCATAGTTATCGGTTATAGTACAATATCCTGATGCACTTTTTATAAAATAACTTGCACCATTCCAATAATTTAAATTGTTAAAATATTGCTCAGGAAAACCAATGTAATTATCATCTGAAGTGTTGGAACCAGCCTCATTAAATACCATTAAACCGCTACCTTGATTAAATCGCCAATCTGTTACTCTATTGGCTGTTATTAGTACCGCGCTTGATGTGGTTGTATTATTTGCTGTTGAATATTGTGAATCGTTGTAACTGTTTGCTTTTGCTTTAATACGATAATAGTAAGTAGTACTTAAAGTAAGCCCTTCGTTGGAATAACTTGTTCCTGATCCCTCATAAATAAGATTCCAAACAGTCCCGTTTGTACTATTTTCAAGATAGTAAGATGTGGCATTGGTAACAGCATCCCAAGTCAAATCTATCTGCTTATAATCAATTGTAGTTGCTGTAAAATTCAAAGGTCTTGCTAATGTTGGAAGTTGTGCAGGCCCAATTTGTATAGTTCCGTTTAACTGATCAAAATCAAATACAAGTGAATTTCCATTAAGCAAAGTAAGTTCTTCGCCATAATCAACCCAACCGATTAATAGGTCATTGTCACTATTATAAAGAATAGCATAACGGAACGGCCCAATATCACCACCGAAGGCCGATAACGTAGCATCTGAAGTAATTAATTTGTATAAACCGTTGCTTTGTGTACTGCTTGTATTTCCTACAATTATACCACCTGCCGCGTATCCATTACCTTCAGCTATTTCTATTACATCTCCGGTATCCGTCCAATTATCTTGTGGGTATTCATTGGTCAGCATTAATTTTAACACATCGCTTCCAAGGTTATGGTAACCCTCAGCGATGGCTTCAGTAAATTGGAAAAATTTATAAAACGCTGCCATAATCGAAATAACTTAAATTTTATCAATTGCACCCTAATTAGGCCAATTTATTTTACACTGTTTGTGTTAAGGTCACCGCTGTTGCAAAAAGTCCGTTTGTACAAATCGGGATTACATAAATTGTATTGCTGCCACTTGCAAGCTGTATCGGAATCACTCCAGTAGTGCTGCCCGTCCAATCAGTAATTACAACAGGCGCACCGTTAATGGAATAGCCGATTGAATCGCATCCGCTGCTCGATGCTGTGATATTTATCTGATAATTGTGCGCAGGATCATCCGCCCTTGTGCTAATGTTAGCCGACAAAGTAGCTGTGCAAGGTGTCTTTGTGTCGAAAATATCAGGCTCCCCGGTACCGGTTATTTTGAATGATTCCGTAGTAAATCCCTCCGTTGGGCCGTTGAAGGAGCTTGACTCTATTACGCCACTGCCGAAGATGGCCTTAACGTTTGAACTGCTGTCTTCAAATGTGATTCTGAAAAGCACCTCATGGAATGCGATTTGCTCCGCCAACAAATCAAAAGCAGCTGCATCCGTTTCGTTTAGCTTCATTACTCCGTTTAGGCTTACCGTATAGCCCAAAGATTGTGGCTTGTATCGTTTCCAAACTCCATCGCCCACTGTTTTGGTAGGTTTCAGTTCTGTTGTGAATTCGATGGAAATGTCAGTCGCACAAACAAAGTCGCGATAAGCTCCGTTTTTGAATATTCTCATGATGGCATTACTGCCAAGTACTGGATCTGCCATTATTTAAAAATATAGTTAAATTCGTCCGTTGTTCCTGTTTGTGTGCCGTCATTGGAGTCCTTGTAAACTTCCATGAATGTAGCGCGGAAATTACCGGTTAACATATCTTCCTCCACACTTGGCACCAAAACAAACTTACGATTTGGTGAAATATTGGTGAATGTATAACGCTTAGCCAAATCTAAAGGAGCAGCCGTTTCGTTCGTGAAATCGCCCTCAATCTTCCAGAATCCACGGTAAGTTTGGTTATACTTTCCTCGATTAATTAACTGCTTCCAATTAAGTACTTCGCTATTCGGGTACCTGCAAAATGAAGTTGAAATCAAGTAACGAACTGAGGATATTGTACAAAATAGTGATCCTTTAATAATCTTCTTTGGACTATCTGAAATTTGCACCGTATTTTGATAGGTATCAGGAAAAACAGTTGTTTGCGCATTGATGTGCTTATCTCCTGTCAAATTAAAAATAGAACCACGTGAGGAAAGTTGCAGGTCTATTTTGATATCTTTCATGTACATTTCGTTTCCGCTTACAGAACTATTATTGCCTCGTGCAATTAGCAAAAATACCGTTCCGCTTTCAGGTATTGGCGCAGATTGAACAGAAATAGTTTTCCATTCGTTGGTAGGATCAGGATAAATAAAGTTGGCAAAAGCTCCATTTGGATTTCCTTGCCAGAACCCATTAGAATCTAAACAATACCAATCTGTTGTATTTGCTCCAGTTGTTCCTGCTTTTTGTATCAATAAAAAACCGGATCTAATTGGAGCTGTAATATTGTAAGAACCTCCTCCAACTTCATCAAACCTCATTTTAAAAGTCACAGAAATATTAATTCTATCTCCATTATCAACAAAGAAATCTACGTTATCATTCCTAATATAATTTCCTTGGTTAGTTCCTGAACTTGGAGCCGAAGTATCAATTGGAACAACATAATAACGCTCAGTCATGTTTCCAAAAGAATCTACCAATTGCTTTATGTAAGCATAAACGCTTGAAGGATTCTGTGAAATAGGCGAACCTTTATAGTGTGTCCAGCCAACTAAATTATAACCAACTACGCCTCCATTAAAAGCTCCAAGGTATTGCAGTGCCTGATTATTCACCAAATCAGTCGGCACCACATAATCAAACTGATTAACTACCTGCCTGTTGGCGAATTTAGAGCTTATTGTTTGGCTTTCATTTATCGGATAAATAACTTCATCGCTTCCAACATTAGAGCCAACTATTGAGGCTGTACTGCCGCTTGATACGGCACCTGCACTTGTGTAGTCAACATAATACCAACTACCAGGTAGATATTGGCGTTCTGCCAAGGTTACAATTTGCCACTTTCCGTTATGTTGTACAACGTGCGCCCAACCTTGCAAAATAATCTTGAGCGAATCGTAGCAATTTTCATATTGCCCTGGCTCTTTTAAGAAAGTACGTGCGGAAACTTCAGCCTGATTGAACAAGTCATATGTTAGCGCATCGCCTTTATCAAACATTGAATTCCAAAAGTACCCGCAATATGCCCTAATGGGTAGGCCTAAATCTGTTTTGCTTAAAGCCCCTGCGATGTAGTCTATCAGCAAATTGAAGTTTTCAAACTCATCACCGTTAACATCTACAAGCTCGTAGCCTTTTAATAATCCTATGCTATCCGTTGCTTTTAGATTAATTTCGTAGGGCTGATCTTGAAAAGGACTATTACCTTCGTCAGGCGTAATGAATCCGATGAAATAAGTATAACTGTTGCTGATAACTTCGACCTTCCATTGATTGTGCGAAGATGTTATAAAAGTTTCCCAGGTTAGGGTACTGCCTACATCCGACCATAGACTAAATTCAAGTTCCTTACTTAAAATTGTCGCATAGCTGTCCTGCTCGTCTGATATTGTATTAACCTTGCATTGCGTTATATGGAAGTTGATGGCACTCGTAGGGATTACATCCGGGTCAAGCTCGTAAATATTAACCTCAACAAGCTGATTCTGTTCGTTGGTAAAATTTGCTGTGTATGTTAGTTCGTAAGCCATTATACAAATCTACTCCTCCGCGCGCTTGTTCGTTGTTGTTGTAAGTAAATATTTTCACCGCTCAAAACTCCGGTTACAAAGATGTTTTGATTGCCTCCAACGATATTATCCAACTTTGATAATGGAATAACCGCCTCAGGGCCTGCCTCACCGATTAAGGCGCGTGTAGGGCCGGTTACAATTCCACCGTCTGCGAATTTAAGTCCAGATAACTGTCCGAAAATACCTTTAAACTGAGTGCCAAATGTTGCAGCAAAACCAACGTTTCCGCCGCCTGTCGCAGCTGCAATAATTACAGCCAATAAAGCAGCTGTCGCAGCCGCTGCAATCAGTTTCTTTATAATACCTGCAATTGCTTGACCAAAAGCTTGAAATGCACTTTGAGAGCCTGAAAGTATAGAATCAAAAGCAGTTTGAAAAGCCGGTGCTAAAATACCTGTTATTGTCTCACCTACTTTTACAAAAGTGTCATTTACTTGTTTTCCTGCGGCTTGAAGAGCTTCAATATTTTTAAGTACTCCATTACCACCTTTGCCAAATAAAGAAGTGGTTCCCTTGCTAAATGCGTTCTCTTGTTCTTTGTTTAAAATTGCAAGTTCTTTCCAATAATCTGCCGTAACTCTTGCTTGTTCTTTAGTAACCTTTGTTTTTTGCTTAGTTTCTTCAGTATCTTTTGTGCTAACTAATCTTTTATTTGCAAGAGCTTGCTCAACTTTAAATAATTCAGCTCGGTATGATGCTGTAATTTTTTCGCTTTCCTTAATTGCCTCAAATTGATTAATTACTCCGGTAGTACTATTTTTAAAAGCAGCTAAAGAAGTATTTCCAAATGAAAGGAAAGTATTTTTTAATTGGTCAAATATACCAACTGACTCTTCAGCTTTGGCAGCTCTTAATTTTTCAGTCACTAATGACTGGTCATCTATTAATTTATTGAGTGCCTTAACCCTTCCAAGTTCTATTAATGTTTGCGATAAAATAGCATAATTGTCTTTAATATCGCTAATTGTAATTTTTTCCTTATCTAAATCAGGCAAATATTTAGCATATTCTGACCTGATTTTTTGCATGATGTTTTTACGACCTTCTTCGGTAGTATTAACATCATCATAAACTTTTACAAGTACATTAAGGCTTTCGAGCTGACTTTTTACGGATGCATCCGATTTTACAAACTCGTTTGTTATGTTTTGTTGCGCTTGAGCTGTTGCATCCAAAGAATTAAATAAAGCATCTACCGCAGCTCCTAAACTTCCATATTTCTGTATTGCAGTGGTAACAAGCGCGGAAACCACACTAAACCCAACCGCAATACCGGCCGGCCCTGCAAGTGATGAACCTAAAGCCTTCAACGCACCTCCTACGGAACCAGTCTCTTTTTGCAATTGCCCAAACGAACTTAATAACGGATCCAAGTTGTTCTGAATCGCAATAAATCCGAAGGGAGCATCCGAAGCTACGCGTGATAGGTTGGTGAGGGCGTATTGTGCTTTTCCGCTCGCCTGATTAATCTGTGTAAGAGATTTCACCGCGGAATTCGTAGCCTTATCAAGGCCTGAGGCATCCGCGTTAATAATTAATTTTATTTCATTATCAGCCATCTCTTAAACCTGCTTTAATTTCTAATTGTTTTCTTTTCTCGTACCACTCTTTCAGCTCCTCACCTTTCAAGTCCTTTAACCGTTTCGGATCGCCTGGAAGTTCTAACAAGTCGCTCATCTTTGTGCCTTTCTTCAAATAACCTACAGCCGAATAATAAGCCACAAATCTAACCCTATGCCACTCAGACAATTCGCGCTTCATGAATCCTTTTCGCTTGGCTACAAACTGCTCCATGGTATATTCATCAAGTTCCCAAGGATGGAGGCCCATTTCACCGTAAGCCTCGGCTAACAGTTCCGACCAACCGAACGGCTCGTTATTGCTGTGTGTCGGCTGTACCGGGTGCCTCCACCGAAAAAGCTAACGTGAAAGCCTGAGTCACCTTTGTAGCATCTTCCATGCCAAGGTCAGAAACCCAATCGGTTATTTCCGCATCTGTAAAGTCTGGTTGTTTCTTGAGGCTTAGATAATTACTTAACAAGGCCGCGTGAACAATAGACTTCACAAACTTAAATTGGTCGGAAGGGTTGCCACTTCCTGCAAACTTCAACGGGTCGCTGTCGGTAATTTCCCCAAGGAAGCGGAGCGTTCCGAAATTAAACTTCAATCCACGCTCCATACCTCCCAAAAATAGGGTAATGTAGTTTTTACTCATTTTGGTCGTTTTTATTAAACAGTTGTATCAATAGTTCCACTGAAAGTGAAGGTCGCAGTAAATTTAATCAAATCACCTTCAGCACTTGTAACCTGTGCGCTTGAAAAATAACCGGTACCTGCGGCAAAAACAGCAGTACCAACAGCAACCGAACCGCTCAAAGCGTTCTGATATTTTGCATAAAGTTTGGTCTTGTTGTTTACATAACCTGCAATGTCATTGAAAGACAGCTCAGTACTACCTGGCGCGCCATTCACTACACCGCTAATATTAACTGTTCCTTCAGGAATATCAACCGCTGCAAAACTTCCACACTTAGTTTTGGTAGTGTTTACGTTTGCTGAAAGGTTGAAGTCTGAAGATTCTTCGCAGGTGATGGTTTTAAGGCCGGTTGCACCTGTAGTATCTGTTGAAATTTGCAGGGTAACTATTGACCCTAAAAGTTCTGTAGCCATTGCTATTTGTTGTTTGTGTTATTTATAAAATTGGTTCCTTGAATGCTCGATAAACGATTTCACCATAAGCCACTTTGCCACTCAGCACCGCATAAGATTGAAATTCCCATACACCAGACTGATCTATGTCACCGCTCAATACCGAATATATCAAATATTGCGTAGATGGTGTGGCAGTCCAATATCCGGTATCCCCGTTCGGTTTCTTGTACAATATCCTTGCCGTAGTGGCTCCTACTACCGAAGTACCACAGTCAAGCGTTATGGTGATTAATGTTTGTTTATTAAATAAGCTCATCCTGTAATATTTGTTTCAAAGGTTGATGGCCATCCTATGCCCCTCGTATCTAACTTACTTTTATCCGCAAGCTGTGGCTCCACAATAGACTTCCATGCCAGTAACTTGTATTCATGCACACCAATATTAAACGTTTGCATATTAACGTTATAATAGGCCGTATCAATCGACAAGTAAATTATATTCCCTGCACTTGGTAGTGCCGAAAGTGGTAAGGATGATATGGGAGCGAAAGCCAACATCATTGTATGACCCTATTTCTGATTACCAATGTTTTCTTAATCTCGAAACCCCTTGCCGTTTGTATCGCTATATCGTCCACTGTGTTTACGAGCTTTGCGTAGCTAATTTTGTAAGGCGCATCGATGCTTAATCCGTTAGTTGTCACCGTTGGAAAAAGTATGTCGGTTATTTGGCTTGCAATTACTTCCGGTATGGTTTTACTTGTTGCTGACCTTTGCACAGAAACGATTTGCAAATTCACATCGCATTCCCCTGCAAAATAGCTTTTCGTGTTTGCGCTGGTCATGTTTTGAGTCGTAACCCGAACGTAAAAGAATTCATCCGTCTCAGCCTTATCGTCCATGAACGGCACATCTTTAATGCCGTACTGAACGTTCCCGTCCAATGCAGCGATGTATGATGCTCTTAATGCCGTTCCGAAATCTGTCATCGTTGTACGTTTTTAAGCCCTTGTTTTAAGGCTTCAAGGTAACCCTTTTTAATAAGTTCAATCCTGTTTTGTCCGTTTTTTGTTGTAAAGAAAAAAGGATGCGCTTTTACACCGTTTTTCATGATGTGCCACCACACTGATTTCCAATCATTCACTCCTTTCTTACTTGCCCACTGCTCAATTGCTTTCTTGCTATTCACTCCCCCACTTCCGCGCCCCTTGAATTGTGCAGCATAACCGCCTACCCAATTGGGAACACTTACTTTCTTTTTAGTTCCAAATTCCATGTAGGCTGCGTAATCTGTTTGAGCCACAAATTCAACGCTTAGTCCTTTTTGTTCATAGCTAATGGAATTCTTTAACCTTGCTACATCTACCGGAGCATCGCGCTGCATATCTGCCTTAACTTTTTGCGCCATGTCTGTAATTTCAATCTTCATGGCTGCCTGAGAATTCTTATTTAACGAACGATAGAAATTTTCTACATCCTTAAATCCTTTCGTTTCTATCGTTATAAACTTACTCACGAAATCCTCTGAATTTGAAAAGTATAAAATCTCCTATCTTCCAATTGCCTCCAATAGTTCAAGATTTCAAAAGTAGAACCTTCAATCACAATAACAGTATCCTTCGTAATGTTATCCTCAAGCGATGTCTTGTAAAAACAAACAAAGTCACAAAGATCCGTCATCATGTCCTTGCCGTCAATAAATACCCTTGCTCCGCCAGTTCTTGTTAAGCTGCCCCTTGTAGTACAAAGATTACTGAAGCTATCGAAATAGCCTCCGCTGCCGTCCTCAGTTTTGGTTACGGTCTTGAATGTTGCTATATGCCAAAAGTCACCTAAACGAGCCAACTTTTTAATTTAAATTGTGATAACAGTTTTCTTGCCTGTTCGCTCTGAATTCCTGCCTCATTACTTTCCCCTCTGTTGCTATACCTCCAAACCACTTCTTCAACGATGGCTTGCTTTAATGACTTAGGCACCTGCAAACCAACGGCAGGGTAACCGGCCGAATAAGTAACTTTCAAGTAGTCGTACATTGGACTAACGATGTAAGGGTACTTGCCACCTCTTACAGTATACTGCGTAACAGCATCACCATCCGCATCAACAATGGCAGTAATTTCATCAACAGGCGCGCCAGGAAGAACAATATTACCGCACTCATTTCTAAGTTCGGCCTCAATGGACTTTTCAATAATTGAAATCTCACAGAATCTTTCCACTGCTTCGCGGCAATTGCTAATTAGCATAGCAATGAAAGTATCATCGTCGTTGAAGTCGTAGTCCGTAGTCGTATCAAATCTCATGTTAAGCTGAAATTTGACATCGTCTATGCTTATCGGTTCTGGGCCGGTCTCTGTGAGAATATTATATCTTGCCTCGTTGTAGTACATCAATACTTCTTTTTCTTTGTTACTTTTTTGGCTTCGGCTTCGATGGCTTCTTCATGTGCAACTATTTTATTCTTGCTTAACAGTTCTTTAAACCGCTCTTCACTTAACTCAATAACCTCACCAATATTATGCAATTGGCGCGTAAACTTGTCAGTAAATGCGGAAATTATTTTTGCTTTCTTCATACTTATAAAAGTATGGAAGCAGTTGTTTAGACTGCCTCCATAACTTATTGATTATTAACTAATTAGGCGACGTTGCCGAGGTCAGCGTAAATCGCTGAAGCAGGGAACATCAAGTTTACTTCTTCTAAACATTCAATCCTTGCTGTGATAAGATTCTTAGTTACGTTATCACTATCTTGCTCGAAGAATTCAATCATGAGTCCTTCAGCTTCAACGCGCTCGATAAAGTTGTTGTCAAGCAACAAAACTTTGTCGTCGGTGATCCAAGGAGCAGCGATAATAGGTACGCCTGAAATGGTCATTGATCCATTTGGAGCAGTCACCACGCCACCGCTTCCGCTGTAGTACCCGTTGGTGTAGGTCAGCTTATTCAAGCGGCCCAACTGAGCAGGATTAACCAAAGCGTAGGAAGCGTCAAACAGAGCAGTGCGCTGATTTGCGATGTAGTCAATCAATTGCTTCACATCATCAGTTTCTGCGGTGGTGGTAGAACCAGTGGCAGCACCTGAAACGGTAGTGAAGAAAGCGCTGTTCTCAGCCTTGTAAAACTCTCTCAACAACATAGTAGGGAGAGTCTGTTGGAAGAAAGGCAAAGATTTAGCCAATTGCTTACTGAAACGAGCAAAACCAGATACGTATTTGGTAACGGTTTTAACTTCGGTCAAATCAAAGTCAATTTGAGACTTTGCGCTGCCTTCAGTTTGTGCAGTGATTGAACCTTCACCGGCTGACTCACGATAATAAGCCTGCACCAAAGTAGAACTGTTTGAAGTTCTAATTAGGTCGCGGAAGTTAGGCATTTGCGAAGGCAGGATGGCGTTGGTACCATAGTTTACCACGCTGTCACCGGTCAGGTTGTTGGAGATAGTCATGTTACCAACGGCCTTCAGTTCCATCTTGTAACGGCCACCGCCACGGCTAAGTGATTTGCTAAGGTCAGCCCACTCTTCTTTCACTTGGTCAGCGAAAACTTGACCAAAAGACTTCTTACTTTGAGCTACTTGAGCCTGCATTGCATTGGCAGCAATTAGGGTATCGAGAGCCTTTTGATTTTTGTCAGCCTCATCGCGCAATACGTTAACAGAAGATTTAACGTCATTCAAGCCAGCTTCGAAAGCGGCTGCCTTTTCGTTGAAGCCTTTAACGCCGGCTTCGATGGCTTTCAGTTCTTGTTCCATAATTTTAATTAAATTGTTTTAAGATATTATCAATCAATCGCATTTCCTTGGCGTTGTCCGGTACAATGGCGGCAGCCGGTTGTATGGCTTGGTTTGTGCTTTGGATTGCTGCAAATAAATTCTTTATACGCTCGTTTAACATTTGTAACCTCATTTCAAGAAGTTCACCCCCTTCATCGCTGATATTTCCATTGCGGAGCGTTTTAGTTACAAGTTCAAGGTCTTTATTTAGTTGCTCAAGTTCACTGTTGGCTTCCTCTTTAGTGATGGACTTGCCAGCTGACAAAGTAGGTGTATTTGGATTTGCGCCCCATAGAACTGCGGAACCTTCGTACAGCATCACTTCTTTAATTAGGTTGAAATCGCTTTTGGTTTCTTCCTTAATAGTCCTAAATCCAATTGAATGCTCTGTTATATGTCCGCTCTTGTAAAATTCAAGGACATCGTTACCCCAAGTAGTGTTTGGTATATTGGTTACCCCTACCAACATATCACCTTCCACAAACAGCTCACTGAATTTACCTACGGCTGATTTCAGCGAAGGATTATGGTCAGTAAGGTGCCAAATCTGATTCTTAGCTTTAGGGCCGCGTTCGTTCAAGGTTTTAGTATACGCGCTTGAGTCGATGACATCCCCATCAAGGTCTTTGCTGCCCATTTGTGATATGGCAACTTTTACGCGCCTATCGTTTTCTGATAAATCTATCAGCCCACCGCTGAAATTTTTAGTATTAAAAAAGTTCTTCATTTATTGATTATTTAGCATATTAATTAATCGTTGTGCTGTCCTTGATTGCCTGCGGCTTACTGTGTACGTGCGACCTGCCCCCATGATAGGCTTACCGTTGGCATCGCGTTTTATCGAGTATTCAAGGTGACAGCGGCAATTTATTGTTTGATCAGGCGCTCCGTTCGGATCTCCAGGGTAAGCAAGACCGGGAAGGAATTCCTGATTCATGTCTATTTTCTGCGTGTCAAGTTCAAGGTGGCTGTGACGGGTTCTATTATCATGCACAGCTACCCATTCCTTCCATGTGGCGAAGCCTGTTTGCTGCGCTCCCATGTTGGCACCGAAATTGATGGCTCTATTAGATTCAGTCCGTGCAATCATGCGCGCCCTCCATGCAAGAAACTGCGAAGTTTCCACCTGCTGCACCAACCACTCGATGGAGCGGCCCTCTGCAATCATCTGTGCTATTTTTTCTTCAATCATCTTTCTTGTAGTGGCAGTAATTGGTACCACTACTTTATCCATCAAAAATAGCCCAAAATAGTCAAGTATTTGCTGAGTCCATGTGGCGTTAAAGCCCATGTTTTTCTGTTGCCGTGATTCCTTCCTCAATCGCTGATATACTTCGCCTGCTTTTGCTTTCCCTGCCACCAAATACAAACGTTGGATAACCGGCCCGATGTTGGCGTTAATTAAAGTAGTTTGCATCCGTGACTGAGCTACTGCGAAGCCTGAGGACTTGATATCGGAAGTGAATGATTTTACTTGAGACAACAATGCCTTAAGAATTCTATCGTAAAATAGTTTCTCATACTTGCGTCTAAACCTTTCATTCTTCCTTATTTTCTCCCTTCTGCTCATAGTGTTTTATCAGCTCCCATATTTTCTCGGTCATCATGTGTCTCAACCCGTTTTTATGTATCCTCTTTAACGGGCAATCTGTTTTCAGTATGGGGATAGTTTCGTTTACTATCTCCTGTATTTTAGCTTGGTTCTCCTGATTCATAGTCTATCATTCCGCTGCCGTTCAAGTTGGCTTGAATCTGTGCAAGCTGTGTTTCGTCCATAGTTGCCAAAAGTTCTTGTAAAGTAACTTTGCCACTATCAAACAAAATAAGATCTTTCGGCAAATCGGCCGGTACGTCCAAATCCATCATTTCGAGCTTGTAGGCCTCCGGTACTGGCAGCTCTTTTACCCACTTCCACTTCTCGGCCTTGTCTTCATGCAGTTCCTGGAAGCAATCAGCATCAAAGTCAATATAAACATTCTCACCTTTGAGACCCCAATCACTTTGCACTTTCTTATTTAGGTGATCTCGTGTAGCAATCAGGTGAGGCATAACACAACGCTGTGTAAGTGCTTTCTCCCCTTCTTTTTGGTTATTGTAGGTCTTGTTCTCAGGGTCATTCAGCAACTGCGAAGGTACCCCCCAAATATTGGCAAGCCTTCTAAGGTCAAGATCTTCAGCTTTCAAAATATTCAAGTCCACTACTGAATCACCTACTTTGATAAATCCGACCGGAAAGCCGCTTGTAGCAATCTTACCACTGTTGGAGGCTCCGCTGTATTGGGAGGCAAGCACTTGTTTAACGGCCTTGGCTTGTTCCAAACCTTCTTCAGGCTGTATGCGGTCGTCATTCACGTACAAAATACCATCCGCGCCACCGTTCTCAAACTTGGCCGCTGAAGCTGTTTTCGCGTAGTTGTTACGGGTAAGATTCTTTAACGCTGCCTTAAGTGGGGACTGCCCATATAAGTGTGATCCCTGCCAATAGTATTCAGGATTCCAATATTTTTCATGTAGTACAGTTTCACGCGTAAAGTTTAGCATCTCCGTCGCCATCAGCTTGTACCCAACCACTCTATTGGGGAAGCCAAGGGTTGCTAAGATGGTCATGTACTGCGATGGAAGAGCTTGCAGTTCCATGGGTACCCCAGCGTTGGCTCCTGCATCGAGCAAATTAGCCCACCAAAACTTATTACCTGTAAGCATTTTGTAAGCCGCTCCATTGGCTACAAAGTCTCCAAAGGTTTCGTTTTCATTGGGCCACTGTAACAATTCCGCCCATCTCCCTGTGCGGCTGTTAAACGTGGTAATTTCTTCAAGTGATTTCTTCCGATACTTTGCTGCCTGTTTGTAATCTTTACCGGCTAAAGCGGCCTTGTATTGCTTCATAGCGGCTTCGTCCACCACTTTGTAAAGTTCCCATTCAGGCATTCGAGCTTTTTCAGTTACCAGGTTGATGGCAGAATAAACAATATCATTGGCACCGTATCCGTTGCGAATGTAGTTTTCGGAGGTGTCAGCCATCCAAACGAGCGAGCCGTTAACGTAAGCATAAGAGCCGCTTCCGGTTGGAAGGGCTTGTTTGATGTTAAATAATTTGGCTACCGCCTTTTGTATCGAGTTCAACCTACTAATATTTTAAATTTAAATTGCCCCTGCGATGTAAAGATAGCATATCTAAGCGCATCGCTGATATGGTCATTTTCTTTCACAGGCTCATCCAATACCTTGCCATTCTTGTCAGTTTTCCATTTGTAGGTCTTGAGTTCCTTGATCAGGTTCTCCGAATTCCTGGTAATGTAAAGCGGCATCGATTTAACCTTACGGATTCCCTCTGTTACATCCTTATGCGCTGGCTTAGCGTTGAAACCGGCCCTTATTAGTTCTTCGATTGTCTTAGGCTCCGCAGCATCGCAATAAATGACATCCGCTCTGTTTATGCCTATTGATTTCAATTTTTCTATTAAGTCACCCGTTGTCAGCTTCGTTTGGTATATTATTTCCTCAGCATAGTTGGCACCTTCGTAGGTTTCTATTTTGACAAGTGCGCTCGGTACGTTGTAACCAAAGTCAAGGCCATAGCAAACAGAACCTTTTGCTGGTAGTTCGTCGGTAACTTTCCAATGCGTGTAAATTTGTTCCTGCGATGTACCCCTTAGCCCAAGGCCGAAAACTTGCCACATGAGAGGATCCGCATCACGGTAGGACTCAATAACTTCAATCTGCTTCTGTGGAAGATTGCTCAAGTTGTTTCGGTAAGTACTGTGAATCTTGATGGCATCGTTTCCATCTGCGATGTGGTAGCACCAGACATCGAAGTCCGCAGGGTTTAAATCGATTAATACCCGGTCGGTAGTTCTTACATCTAACTGGTCAAAAAGAGCTTTGCTGATTAAGTTGGCCTCATTTACAAATAAGATATCCCTACCTGCTCCGCGCGCTTTGTCCGGGTCCTCAAGGCCGATAAATTCAATGTAGCTGCCATTATCAAAGTTGTAGATGTTATCCGTCTTATTGTGATTATCTATGTTGTAAAGCATCCAATCGCGGATAATCACCTCGAAATCCCTCAGCGACCCACGTTTTAGGTGAGGGAGGGAATGAGATGTGACACTAATGCGGATGTTTGGAGTGGAAAATGCATAGGTGATAAGCACCTGCATAATGGAGAAGCTCT